CCTACTGCATCTCGAGCAAGGTGCTGTTCGGCACCGGCGACAACCACGATCCCGCTCGCGCCTCGCGCCCCACACAACAAGGCCTGAGCCGCAAGCACATCGTGGAAGCCTGCGACCAGGCGCTGGCGCGCTTCGGCGTCGACTATCTCGACATCTATCTGTGCCATCGCCCGGACCCGGACATGAGCATCGCCGAGATCGCGTGGACCATGCACACGCTGGTGCAGCAGGGCAAGATTCTCTATTGGGGCACCTCGGAATGGCCGGCCGTCGACGTGGAGGCGCTGATCCGCTTCGCCGACCGGCACCATCTGGTGCCGCCGCAGCTCGAGCAGCCGCAATACAACCTGTACCACCGCGAGCGCGTCGAACAGGAGTACCGCGCGCTGACCGAGCAGCATGGCCTGGGCCTCACGACCTGGTCGCCCCTGGCCTCGGGCGTGCTGGCCGGCCGCCACGACGACGGCGTCGCGGCCGGCTCGCGCATGAACGCCGAGGGCTTCGGCTGGCTGCGCGACTTCGTGTTCGAAGGCAGCGAGGCCGACATGATCGCCGCCTCGCGCCGCCTGCAGCCCATCGCCGACGAGCTGGGTGCGTCACGCGCGCAGCTGGCGATCGCGTGGGCGCTGCGCAATCCCCAGGTCACGAGCGTGATCCTCGGCGCCTCGAGCAGCGCGCAACTCGCCGACAACCTCGGCGCGCTGGACGTGCTGGGCAAGCTGGACGAGGAACAGGTACAGCGCATCGAGCGCGCATTCGGCGCCAGCGCGGCGCCGCGCTGAGCCGGGCCGCGCCCGGCGGCTCAGCCGTCGCGCCGGGCCTGCGCCTGCGCCGCGGCCGGCAGCGCGGCGGCGGCAGGATCGGCGGCATTGCGGGCGTCGGCGGGGCCGGCCGCCGCGGCACCTGCCGCTGCGGCATCGGCTGCCGTGCCGGGCGCCTCGTCGAAGCCCACCGGCCGCACCTCCATGCCGGCGATGCCGCCGAAGCGCGGCGGCAGGTGTTCGAGCAGGCGCATGAGGCACGGCACCAGCCCCATCGAGATCGCCACGACCACCGCCAGCAGGTCGCGCTGCGCCAGCGTCATGAGGTGATTGTCCCAGGCCTCATTGAAGATCACGAAGCTGAACTCGCCGCCCTGCGCCAGCACCAGCGCATAGAGCAGCCGGTGGTAGTGCGGCAGGCCCACGATGCGGGCCAGCACGTAGATCAACGTGATCTTGATCAGCAGCAGCGCCAGCACGCCGGCCAACACGTAGTGCCAGTACTCCCAGGCCTCGCGCACGTTCACCGACATGCCCACCGCCACGAAGAACAGGCCCAGCAGCAACCCCTTGAACGGCTCGATGGTGCGCTCGAGCTCCTCGCGATAGCGCGATTCGGCCAGCAGCACGCCGACCAGGAAACCGCCCAGGCCGGCCGACAGCCCGGCATAGTCGAACAGCCGCGCGGACCCCAGCACGATCAGCAGGGTGGCGGCGGTGAAGAGCTCGCGGATCTGCGTGCGCACCACCACGCCCAGCAGGCGCATGCGCCGCATCACCAGCACCACCACCACGCCGGCAAGCGCGATGCCGAACGACGGCGCGCTGGCCCCGTTGGAACCCAGCAGCCCGGCCGCCACCAGCATCGGGATGGCCGCCATGTCCTGGAACAGCAGCACGCCGAGCGCCGAGTATCCGACCGGCGTCTTGAGCAGCCCGCGCTCCTCCAACAGCCGCAACGCCACCGCGGTGGACGACAGCGAGAGCGACAGCCCGCACAGCACCGCGCCCACCCACGACATGCCGGCCAGGTGGCGCAGGCCGGCGCCGAACACCAGTCCGAGCACCAGCCCGCAGGCCAGCACCTGCAAGGATCCCGCGCCGAACACCTCGCGCCGCATGCCCCACAGCCGGCGCGGCGCGAGCTCGAGCCCGATCACGAACAGCATCATGACCACGCCCCACTCCGACACCGCGAGAATCGCCGGCACGTCCGTGACCATGCGCAGCCCCGACGGCCCGATCGCCATCCCCGCGATCAGATAGCCCGGGATCGCGCCCAGTCCGAACCGGTGCGCGAGCGGCACGCAGATGACGGCGGACAACAAGAGCAGCGTGATGAGATCCATGGTCGGCGCGCCTTCGGGCACGGCACTGCGTGAGAACGGGCGCCCGGAGCCAGGCACCCTTTCGCGAATTCTGGCAAAATTCGGCCCGCCCGGGGCTGCACCGCCAGGCCCGAATGAGCGAAAAGCAAAAATTTTCGATCACCGCTCACACAAACGGATTTTTTTGTGTAGAATGGCGGGCTTCGCTGCTCAAGAACAGAAATGCTCCTGACGCCGCAAAAACAGAAGTAAATACAGCAGGGCCGTTGTGGATGCATCGTTATCCACCGGGTTGCGAGTTCAAGACCACGAACCGCCTCCTCGAGTTGCCTTGCAGCAGTACCCGTCACGGAGAGGTGGCAGAGTGGTCGAATGCGCCGGACTCGAAATCCGGTATACGTTTAGGCGTATCGTGGGTTCGAATCCCACCCTCTCCGCCACGAGCCCTTTTACTTCAAGGGCTTAAAGCGAGTAGAACTCCCTACCCGCCACATTACCCACCACCCCATTCTATCGAGAGCGACCGTCTCAGCCTGCTCGCCAGCACTCTTCGCGCGTCTGCGCAAGCTGGTTCTGGGCACCTCGCTCTCTTCCCCACGCTCTCGCTCGCCGTCATTACCACTGCGGTGCAGCACACGCCCTGCTCTGCCGACGGTTGGCCCCACTTCCCAGCCTGCGTACATCTTGATACGATTGTCTGCGCCAACCGGCTTCCGGGGAGAACAGTCATGCAGGACACCATCGAAGCGCTGGAAGACAAAAAACGAAGGCTAGAGCTCGAGCAGGCAATCGCCCGGCTGGAGCGAAAAGCCAGGGCATCGGCATTCCTCTCGAAGCTGCCTGCGCGACTCTACAAAGCCCTGTTTGCAATCTCCGCACTACTGGCGGCGGCTGGCACGTATGTATTTTTGCGAGGCCTTCTTAACGAAGGGAGCCGGCCATGGGCCTCCGAAATTATGGTGGCCGGCACAGCCTACTGGATTCCGCTGCTCATCCTCTGCGTGTGGCATCACCTCCGTGCAAAGCGAGCGTCCGGCTGATCGGCTCTCGACGGCCACGCTGAGTCGAATAATTAGTTGGCCCCCTCAAGTCCCACACGCGACCTGCCAAAACTGCTAGTCGCGCCACTCATGAGTCGCCTAGGGCGATACTGGCTTAGACGGAGCGCACCAAGATGAATAGCTTCACGCGGGCTATTGCCTGCTGCATGGCAGCCGTTTCCATCGCTGCGCACGCGGAGCCAGACATCTCGTCAGGCAATCATTGGTACACGCTCTGCAACTCCACCAACAAGGTGGAAACGCTGAGTTGCATCATGTATGTCCGCGGACTGCGAGACGGCATTGACGCCCTCACGGCGGTCACGGCGGCGCAGAACTTCGTATGCATCCCTCCGACAGCCACCGCAGGCCAACTGCGCGACATCTTCATGAAGCATCTGCGGGACTATCCGCAACAGCGCCACCTCGATGGATCCTCTCTATTTCTAGCATCCATCGCCCTCGCATACCCTTGTCAGAGGCCTAGAAGTTAGCGTTGCACGTTCACGGGTAGCGAGCGATACCGGCCCGGGGCGCTCGGAGCCGAACGCTCAGCCCACGCACACTCCGAACGGCCCGCCGATCCGCGAGGGCGGCGCGTTGCGCATGCCGGCCTGCCACGCCTGCGTGACGACTGCAACACTTGGCTTTGCTCATGCGCCGGCACGGCGAGCGCCGGTGGCGCAATGCCACGGCAGGGTGCGCGCTGAACGGCATCCCATGAAGGAGCAGGACCAGCGGCGCGCGCTCCGGGACGCGCGCCGGCACAAGGGCGGCGGGAATGGCTTGCTGGCGCGCATTTGGACCGGCCACGCTGCAGGGGGGTGGGACATTGCCGGCGTCAGGCCGGCAAAAGAGAAGAATGAGGTTGGTGCGAAGGGCGGCACTCGAACCCGCACTTGCACCTTCTTTTGCGCGGGTTTCCGGGGATTGGTTCGCTTAATGTTGTCATTGTCCTCTACTCGCCGCCGCTAGATACAGAACGTTGCGAGAATGGGGAAACCAGTCCCACGCATCTGGTGCCGAGCTGTAAATGGGACGACCAGATGTAAAATCGGACGACCAATAACGGAGATCCTTTGTGAACCTCTTCAACGCTAAGCCGCCGTTCCAGTGGACGTGTCCCTCGTGCAACCGGCACGTCGTGATATCCGAAGACGCAATTAGCAGGAACGAGACCTATCTAACCACGACGTTCTCAGGCGACGACAAGGCGGTAAGAATAAGGCCTGTCTTGATCGTTTGCCCGAGCCCAGCCTGCTCCGCGCCCTATGTGGCCGTGGACGCCACATGGGGGAGGAAGCACAGCGACTATGGTTTTTCAGATTTCGCCGCTTCCGAGAAAATAGGCCCTGGAGAGTTCATATTTGCCCCTGCGGTGGGAGCTCCTTTGTCGCAGCACGCACCCGAACAAGTTCGCAATGACTATGCAGAAGCCTATCTCATTCGGGCTCTAAGCCCGAAGGCCTCCGCCACACTTGCGCGTCGAGCTCTGCAGGGCATGATCAGGGACTTCTGGAGCGTGAAAGCGAAAACCCTTCACGCTGAGATTGAAAGCATCGAGAGCCGTATCGAACCACAGTTGTTCACGGCAATCATGGCTCTCAAGTCAATTGGCAACATTGGCGCGCACCCGGAACATGACGCCTCCGTAATTGTGGACATCGTTGAAGGAGAGGCGGACGAATTATTGCGCCTGATCAGGCTTCTCGACGATGATTGGTATGTGACTCGCGCGCGGCGGGCCACCACCCTAGCGGGCATCCAAGCTCTGGGAAACCAAAAGCAGGCAGCGCGCAAGCCTGCGCCCACCTCTCGATAAACCGACGACTATGTGCAGTCACTACCAAGCCGTCAAGCAGGCCGAGCGCCTGCGCAGGCACTGCAACGCATGCCAACCCGAGACGGGCCAGAATGCGAACAGATGCGCGGCGGCTTCTGCCATGCGTACACTGAGGGGCAGACACACGGAGTAAGCATGCCCCGACTCAACAAGATTGCGGCGCTGTCCCCTGCTGAACGGCAACGCGTAGATGATGTGGTGCGAGCATCGAACTACTACAACCTGGACGGAATGAAGGCACAGTTGTCCGACATGGGCATCGAGGTATCCCGCTCGGCCCTTTTCCGCTACGTCGGAGAGTTGAAGAAGAAGGACGCCGGCATACCTGTGGGCCTGAACCAGCGACTCATTGTCATCATGGACCGCAGTACAGGCGTCGTCACCACGATCACGAAAGACTCGTCGGTTGACCAGATCGTTGGCCTGTTGTCACCCATCCCCTGATTGAACCAACTGGCTCGCCACGATGAAACTCCGCGAAATCGCAGCTCTCGTTGGCTCGGCCGTCGCAACCTCTGCGCTCGCCAACCTCGTGTTCCAAGGCCCTGGTGAAACCGCTGCTCTCGTGATAGGCGGAGCAGGGATCGTCGTTCTTATAGCCGTGCTGATGGTTGACTGGAACTGATGCCCGCCAGTGCCGGCCGCCGGTCCCCGCGGAAACTGTTAAGCCGGACTGACGTCATGCACTTGGCGCTCGTTTGTCAGCGCTATCGTCGGCAAACGCCGGGCCGCGATATTAGTGAGATTGAGGAGATCATCCCGGGACGGTATCATCGTTGCCAGAGGTTAAGCCGAGAGCAAATTCTCGCCGTCCTTCAAGCCTTTCTAACGGGGAGTTTCCGAATGGAAGACGCTAAGAATGTGCTTCTCGTTTCGCAGTATCAAGCCAGCGCGGTGGGTGAACTCTGGGCAGGTCAGCACGCTGCTGACTTCGATACCGTTCGAACCGTAGCAAATCGGTGGTACGTTCTTACCCCGCCGGAGCGCCGATGGCGAGCAGACCTCGAGGCAGCGCTTTCAGCGCTGTTCGGTGACGTACGCTAGGAAAGGGACGGTCACGAAAGCCAGCCATTCGTGCGAAGTGCGCCATCAATTGCATCCACGAGGCTCAAACTGTCTTCTGACGACCATTCGATTAGGGCCGCCAAGTAAGCGAAATGTAGGTGCCGGGCGAGCCGAGAATGAGGCTGCTCTGCACGCCCAGCAGGAAGCCGCGCTCGCGTCAGCAATCGAACGTAGATGGGCGAAAAACTGTTGCGAGGCATCATCCCCCCAGAATTCAGCGGCTTGCAGAAGAAGCAATGCAAGTAGGGGACGGCGTAGTCTCTGTGGTCCCCCCACCAAGGCACTGTAGCCCTCCAAAGGGTACGCACGGCCTCTCCGACGTTGCCGGACATTTCAGCCTGGGGTAGCGCGGCAGCCAGGAGATCACTCAACCGCCGGTCGGCCCAATGCGCAATCAGAGCTTCCTTCAGCGGAAAATGGTTATAGAGCGCCGCGCGCGAGATCCCGGTGGCGCGAGCAATCTGCTCCATCGTGAGCGAATCTACCCCGCCAGTACGGGCTAGACCATGCGCCACATCCGAAATGTGATCGCGGATGATCTGCTGCCGAAGCCCACGGCCAAAGGAGTTGGATTGCGAAGAATGCCGACGACCTTTACCTGGTTCAATGCGGAACTGATCACGACTTACGCCAGCAACTTCCGCCTCCAGAATCCACCGAGGCGCCCGGCCCCGCCCCGCCCATGTCTCACCTGACGCAGGATCAAGATACTTCGGTGTCACGCGCATGTCTTCATGCAGCGAGTTACTATACTCGTGACGAATCTCATCAGAAGAAATCGAATACTCCTCGAGCAGATCGAGAATGTGAGCGATCAGCCTCTGGCGCTGCCCCTCAGTGGGACGCCCGGCTTCCTTGCGCCGACGCACCACCTGCCCATCACCAGCAGTTTTACCCAAAACGCTAACCCTTTTCTTGAGGGTGGGATCGCCCGGAAGAGCACCACCCAACTCGGCACGGCTTATGCCGACGCGTGAGACAGGGTACTTCAAGGCAAGTGGTAAGGCCAAGAAAGCTACATGGGTTGTTGCAAAGTCAAGGAAATGTAAGCGCCTCCAACGCTGCTGCGCCTTCTCCTTTGGCCTGATCCCGTGTGCGATATCGCGTCATGCTGTCCACTACCGAATGTACTGCGCCAGACGACTCATCGACGGTAATGATCCGCCACCCAAAGCTGGCAATGTCGATCTGAAGAATGCGTAGCTCGCTGCATAGCGACGTATCAGGATGATTTTTCACGAGATTCCTATTTTTGCCTAAGAGCCCAAGGTGGCTACTAATCGCCGTCTACCCTAACATGGACTTACCCGGTCCATCTGCTTACCTTGCCGGCGGGCGAGTTGCTTGTACATAGTCCTGCAAGCCGTTCACTTGGTCAGCGAATCGCGCAGCATCTGCTCCCACCTCGCCAAGTCGGCGTCCAAGGCTTTCAGCTCGGGCGACACACTCTCCAAATACGCCGAGTCAGTCGGCGCCTGCGCGAAGTTGCGGGATGAGGAGGGAAGAAGGCGAGGCAGTGGGCGCGGTCGTGTCAGCTGGTGGCGGAGTGATTAAACCCCCGCCATGCCCAGATTTTCGTATTTTGCACGCATGCCATTGTTTTTTGCGAACAATATGCCATAATGCACGCACCAACCAGACAAAATGGTGATGCACATGACGGATAAGAAGGTGACGGGACGGGCGGTAGGTGGGGCGGCACGGGCGAGAAGCCTCACTCCTGAACAGCGGTCTGAATCCGCACGCAAGGCCGCCAGAGCGAAGGCCGCGAAAGCAAAATTGCCCATCGCTACGCACGGCTCCACTGACCACCCCCTGCGACTTGGCGACATCGACATCCCTTGCTATGTTTTGGAAGATGGGACCCGACTCTTATCCCTGACCGGTCTAAACGGCGCCTTGAAGATTTCCTCAGGTTCTACGCGCTCAGGCGACAGCCGGCTGGTCCAATTTATCGAATCCGACAGCATCCGTCCCTACGCAAAAAGCCAGCTCGCTGAAGCTTTGCGGAATCCGATCGAATTCATCCCGCCGCATGGCGGCCGTTCGGCGCACGGATATCCGGCAACAGTGCTAGCAGATATCTGTGAGGGGGTGTTGGCTGCACGCGAAGCCGGCCCTTTGACTGCGACCCAGCAGGCAATCGCTAAGCAATGCGAAATTCTGGTGCGAGGCTTCGCTCGAGTTGGGATTATTGCTCTCGTCGATGAAGCCACTGGCTATGAGAAAGACAGAGCGAAGAACGAACTGGCCAAAATTCTCGAGGCGTTTGTCGCCAAAGAACTTCAGCCGTACGTGAAAGCGTTTCCCACCGACTACTACGAACAAATGTTTCGTCTGCGGGGCCTTAAGTACCCACCTGACAACCCTCGTTTCCGGCCTCAGTATTTCGGTGTTTTAACAAATGACATTGTCTATTCCCGGGTGGCTCCAGGTCTGCTCGAGGAGTTAAAAAAACAGGCGGCCAAGGACGAAAAGAAAGCCCACCTGCATCGACGTCTTACGCAAGAAATCGGGCACCCGAAGTTGCGCGAACACCTGGCGTCCGTCGTTACCGCGATGAAACTCTCATCGGACTATCCGGACTTCATCACTAAGTTGAATCTGCTGCACCCACGATTTGAAGGGCAGTCTACCCTTGATCTGGAAGACGCCGACAAGGGTTGACCCTTCGCTTTGGAGCCACCTCCGGGTGGCTTTTTATTTGGGCCACGCCGCCACAGTAGCCTGGTGGCGCGCTGCGCATTGCCTGTTCTGTAGGGTCAGCGCCATGTAGCTGCGCGCGAAGTCACCCCAGCTATCGCTGGTCACTTCGGGTACCGGCGGGCATGGCTGCACCAGATTGGCCGGCAGAATTGGCCCGAGTCGGCCGAGTGCTGACGCTCGACCGTCTGCAAAAGTTCGGCGCCGTGGAGAAGTCCCCGGTGCCCGACCTGCACGACCCGCGCATGATTTTCTACGACAGCTCCCGCAGCGCCATGTTTGTGGGCTGCGAGGAGATCATGGGCCAGCGCTACTATCAGGGCTGGTGGTTGGAGTGGCCCGAGAACCGCACCACGTCGTAGGCGCGTTCGCACATCAATCCGGCATGGCGGGCGGCGTCAGCCTCTGCAGCGTAGACCTCCGCCATTCCGTCAAGCTCTCCAAGCACGACGGCGAGCACGCCGATGGGATCGCCCGCTGCCGCGCCAGGCTGGGCAGCTCTGGCACCGCCGGCGGCTTGACGGCCGCGCCGGGCATACTCTGCGGCGGCGTCGCGCAGCCGGAGATCAGCAGCGGCGCGCTCAGCAGCCACGCGGCGCACCAATTCCTTTTCACCTTCATTTCGCACCTCGTCGATCGCGGCCTGGCGCCGCGCTTCTTCGTCCCGGGCCGCCGCCTGGGCGACTGCGGCAGCACCGGCCCACGCCGCGCGCTCGCCGGCCCATGCCGCGTTCGTGCGCTCGATCTGCGCATCCTTGCGCCAGCCCTGCGCCTGCCAGCCCGCCCATCCAGCGGCCGCGGCCCCGACAGCCAGCGCCGCGAGATAACCGCGCCAGCCGCCCAACTGTCCAAGCAACCACGTCAGCGCGGCGCTCATGGCGTATCCAGCCAGTCCGGCACGGTGGCAGATGACGGCGGAGGGGGTGACAGCGCCTCCTCGACTTTCTGCACTACCGTGTTGGCCGATTTGGCCGCGGCCGTGGCTTTGTTGGCGGCGGTTCCCGCTTTGCTGGCGGCGCCCTTCGCGGCCTTGATTGCGCCCTGCGCCGCATCCGCGGCACGCTCGACTTTCTCTGCGGCCTGGGCGGCGGACGTGGTGATCTCGGGCAGCCTGTCCTGAATGATGCTGAGCAGCTGCTGGTTCATCACCTGCATGCGTTGCACCTCAGCGGTGTGGGCGATGGCTTGCTCGGCCATGAGGTAATCGCTACGCACGCCCGCCAGGGAATAGCCGATACCTGCACCACCTCCCACCATGAGCAGGACCAGCAGCCACCCCTCCAGGGCGGCGAACGTCCACGGATTCGACGCGCGCGCCCGGTCAAGTGCCGCTAGGATTGGTCTGTCCATACATCCTCTCGAGTTGCCCCTGCATCACTTCGACCTTCGCGGACAACTGCGCGACAGTGGCCTTGAGATCCCCGATTTCGCGAATGGCATCGTTTCGCTCCTTGGCGAAGGTGTCGGCGCGCGCGTTGGCCGCCGCCAACTGGGCGGTGAGCGTTTCGATGATGTTCACCTCTGCTCTATCGCCGGCCCGGTCTACCGCGTCGCGCGACAGCCATTTGCGCAGCATCAGCCCGCCGCCCACCACGGTAGCAGCGATGGCGCCTATCCACCCCCCGATGCCGCCGCCCGAGAAGTCCTCAGGCAACTGCACGGGAACCGCTCCAGTTGCGCGGAATCTGGAAGTGCGGCCCGTCCTTGAAGGTCTTCCAATCCCCGCCCCATTCGATTGGGACGCCCAGCTCGGCGGCGCACGCCTTCATCACGCCAGCCAGTTCGGCAAACGCGGCCCAGTTGTCCCAGGGGATAGCGCCGCCCACGAGCGGCGCAAGATCTACCGCATGGCCGAGGCCATCGGCCTGCGGCAGGTGGTAGCTCTCCATGGTGCGGCTGGCGCCGCTGGCGAAGAGCTCGCGCTGGCGCGCTTTAGTGCGTACACCCTCAACCACGGTGAAGTCGGTCAGCGTGCGCTGGATGGCCAGCTTCACGACATCCACAAGGTCAGGGTGAACGCCAGCCAAGCGCGACAGGCTGCGCTGCGAAAGTACAAAACCAGGCATCTTTCACCCCTCAGACAGGCTGAAGCAGTTCGGCTTTGCGCGCAGGCGCAATAATCCCCTGAGCCACCATGAGATCCAGGCCAGCAGCCACGTCCGGATCCGTCACGTCAATGGACTGCGCCGCCAGCATGCTATCGAGCATGCGCAGCACATTAACGTCAGAAGACGTGCGAGCAGCCATGTACTCAGCGCCAGTGAAGCGATCGAGGTAGACACGGGTGGAGATCACCGTCTGCGGCGGGGCAACAACGTCCATATCATCTACCCAGCGCCCAGGGCCGTCCTGTTCCACTGCGTAAGTGCCGGAGATATCCGCCCCGTGTTCATCGGTTTTGATCCAGAGTTGCATGTTCAGTCCCCCAGGAAATCGCGGTACCAGAGCGTCGTCAGGCTGATCGTGGTGGCTACTGGAGCGCCACGGTTAACCCCTACCTGCCCTGACGTGTTCGTTCGCACGATGCGAAGAGCTGGCGGCATCCCGGACTGCGCAACCGAAAAGTCAGCGTCACTGGCACCCACAGACGCCCCGGTGTTCGCGCCGGGCGGGTAGATCACCCCGTAGGACCCAGCCCCACCAGTGACGCCGATGACGGCAACCTCAGATACAACACCTGGCGGCGCGGACATGGTGATCAGGGTCTGTGAATCCCCGATTGATATGTTGGATGCATCGGCACGGCGGGGCGACCAGTAAGTCGTATCGCCGACTTGAGCCTGCCCGATAATTGCGCCTGCGCCGTTCGTTCGAATCGACCAAACGCGCCGGTAATAGGGATAAGCCACAGGCCGATTTGCCGCCGTCAGGCTGGTATCAAAACCAAACTCCACCTGGCCGGTTGCGCTCATGATGACGAAGGCGTGATACCACGTGTTATTTGCCAGGACCCCGGAGAACAACCCAGGCTGGTTGTTGCCCGCCGCCCATGCCCCTGCCGTCTGCAGCGTTTTTGCCAGTCCGGTCGCGGCGACGATATCGATCTCGTTCCCGGCATCACGCCATCGACCGGCTGGGAAGGTGACTGCGGCCGCCGTGCAAGAGCAGTTGCCCTGCTCCCTGAACCGGATAGGAAAGACACCGAAGTAGGCGTAGGCGGACCCCGTCCAGCGCATCATCCCGATGCCCTGCACGATAATGATGGCGCCGACGTTGGTGCCAGGCACCGAGGTATAGAGGCCCACCTTCTCGGTGTCGAGCTCTTGCAGTGCTCCCTGCACGGTGGTTGCCGAGATGTTGCCCGCAGGTGCGACCGTGACGAACGAGGCCATGTTCGTGAGCGCGGCCTCGGCGGCCTCCTTGGCGGCGATGGCGCCGTCCTCGGCGGCCTCGGCGTCAGTGGCAGCGTCGGCCGCCGCACCCGCTGCGCTCTGAGCAGCCGCGTTCGCGGAAGCTGCAGCAGCGGCGCTCGCGGCCGCCGCGGCGGCCTGGTCGTTGTAATCGTCGACGGAGGCCGTGGGCTGCCCCAGCTCATCGAACACCAGCGCCTTGCGGGCACGGCCTTCGACCGGGGGTAGGTTGGCGGTGCCGGCGGGATCGGAGATGGAGAAGCGGATCGAGCGCCCGACCTGTTCATTGAGCTGCTGCGCCTGGATCACCACGCGATCGAGCGCGTCCTCGATCACCTGGGGATAGAAGCCGCCCGTGTTCTGGATGTCGGTGGGCTGCGTGTAGGCCAAACCGCCCGAAATCGTGAGCTTCCAGCCGGTCGGCAGGGGCGCACCCGAGATCGGATAGGTGATCGTGCCGCCAGGGTTGTTGTCCTGGTCGGCGTTCAGCGTGACGCTGTAGTCGGAATCCAACACCGGACCGGGCGATTGGTCCTCGCCGTCCGGCGTGGTCAGCGTGACGAGAATGTCGGTCTTGGCGAAGACCTTGAAGAGGAACGCAAACGCAGTAGCTGAGCCGTTCCCCGTGTACGGGCCCGCCCGGCGGGTGGTCGAGCTAATGGTCATGGGTTGCCCTCGCGGAATCAGCACAGATTCTGCGAGGGCGCGCCGCAGGTAAGGGCACCCAATTAGTTGCGCGGCGCGCCGAACAACAGCCCTTGCGGCCCCGTTTCCCCTTCCATCCAGGCATTGGCTCCGGTCACGAAATCGGAGATCAGCTTGCCCGGCATGCCCGTGGCGTAGCTCGCGCCCATGATCAGGTTTTTCGTGTCCTTGATGTCTCCCTCGCCCGCAATGACGTCGATCAGAGACTGCGTACCTTTGACCAGGCCCTCGCCCGCCGACTGCACAGGGCTGATCTTGTATCCGAAGCTGAAGTAATCATCATCGAAGGTGGACCAGGTGTAGGACGCGAGTTCACGCACGACAGGGAACATGCCGGCGCCGTACATGGCGATGGCGCGACCGTAGCGCTTGAGCCAGTCGTCGTCATCGTCCCCGCCGCCGTTCGGGTTGAACATTTCGGTGAGCACGGCCGGCAGCACAGCGATCAGCACAAACCGATAGGTGAAGCGCGCCACGGCCATCGCCGGATTCGTCTTGGCCTCCTGCCGCCCGATGGCGCCGGCGCGCACAAGCATCTGCAGCTGGCTGTTGAAGTAGCTGTAGAACATCGTGAACACGCGCTTGAGCTGGCCGTAGCCGCCGTGCCCTGACATGATCTTGGGCAGGTCGACATCGCGGCCGCTGCCCTGGGTCTGCCGCACCACATGGTCGGCATAGTCGGCCGCCTTCGCGTTGTCGTTCTCGAACTGCGCCATCCCGTCCTTGAATGCGGCATTCCACAGCGGCACCGACACGCCCCGATCCACTGCGCCCATCAGGGCGAGCATGGTGGCCGTGTCGGGCAGCAGGCGCCCCTTCACCGTGAGCTGGGCCGTGGTGTCGGCCAGGTCGCGGTCGAAGCTGCGGTAGCGGTTGCGCATGTAGGTCGAGTTTTCCATCACGAACCGGTAGCGCTCGGCCATGGCCGGGCTGTAGAAGCGCGCCACCTCCAGGCCCAGATTCCCGGCGTTCACTCGCGTCAGGGCCGGCACCAGACCGATCACATTCTGCAGCGCCGTCCACACGCCGGACATCAGCACCACGACCGTGTTCTTGCGCGCGATTGCGGCGATCTTCTCGAGGAAGCCCGACGGGTTGCGCGGCGGCGCCGCCACCTCGCGCACACGGCCGACCAGCGCGCGGTAGGCCGGCACGCCCACGGCGGACTTGATCGCCGTCTGCACGCCCTTGTCGTTGAGCAAGCGCATGGTGTCGGCCACGGCCTCGCGCAGCGCCAGGTCGTGCACGGTCTCGTTCACGGCCTCGACGAACACGCCCAGGTCCAGGCGCGGGCGCATCTGCACGCCGTCCTTGCGCTCGGTGCTCGAGCCCTGGTTCGTCTTCGCCGCCATACCCATCCCGCCGCCCAGCAGCTCTTTCACGGCCGCCCCTTCATCGAGCCGGTGCGCGCGCTCGTCGAGGTCGGTGTCGTACTTCAGCCGGAAGTAGCCACCGCGCTGCTCGCCAAACCGAGTCTCGAAGGGCAGCGCCTCCACCTTCGGCGGCGCCTTGCCGCGCGTGCGCTTGTTGAGCGCCTCGAGCTCCGGCCAGAGTTTCTTGTCGAACTGGTCCCACACGGCGTTTGCGAGCTTCCAATCCCGCTCGTCGAGCATGTCGATCACGCCGCGCATCTGCTCGTCGCCCCACCCGTAGTTGCGCAGGCGCGTGCGCCCGTCGGCGCTGCCGTAGAGCAGCGCGGCCACGAGCGCGTTCTCGCGCGTGATCGAGGTCCGAATGCTGGTGACGAAAATGCCCTTGCGGCCGTAGTCGCGGCGCTCCTTCAGGGTCCATTGTTTGAGCACCGGCGCCATGTCGTTGTAGACGCGCTCCAGGCGCGTGGCCTTCCAGTTGGCGCGGCCGCTCATGCGCCCGAACAGAGACTCGTGCACCTGGCCGAATTTTCCGCCCTCCAGAATATCGAGGATGGTCTCGGCGTTCAGGAACTCGCCGGCGAAGCCGTCGCCCAGCTTCGCCACCGACCGCCGAATCGAGGGTACGAACTCCGGCTCGCGCGCCAGCGGGGCGCCGGTCTCCGGGTTGAACGCCTCGGGGTTGAACTCGCGCATACGCGCCAGCAGCGCCGAGCGCTCCTGATCGAACGTCATTTGTCGCAGCGCGGTGTACATCTCCTGTTCACGGCGCGCGAGCTTGGCGAGCTGCCGCACGCTGTCTACCAGGCCGCGGAACTCTTCGACGCTCATGTCCTTGTAGTGGCGGCGGTAGCTCTCGTCCAGGATGTACGCCGGCAGGTCAGGCACGACAGCGTCGAGCCGTTCGGATTCGCTGGCGACGTAGTCGGCCAGGCTCTGCGCCTTCGCCGCGTCGATCTGGCGAAGCGACATGCTCGTGCGCAGGTCGAAGCGCGCCATCAGGGCGTTGAGCTGCGCCAGCGATTCGCCGCGCATGCCCGACTGCGCGCCGCTGCCGGCCAGGCGCTTCATGTAGTTGACGCCCTTCTCGATCTCGGTCTGGGCTTCCTGCGCTGCGCGGGCGGCGTAGTTGTTGACCAGCTGGCGCTTCTTCTCGACGGCGGCGGCCTGCAAGTCGTTCTTGCGCAGGGCCTGCTCGGCGGCGCGCGCGGCGCGACCCTCTGCCGTCGTCCACTGACTGGGCTTCAGGTCGCGGATGCGCAGACGGTTGATCGTCGCCTCAGCAAACTGGCGCGCCGCGCGCGCCAGCACCTGGCGCTGGCCCAGCGCGCGCTGCAGGGCGTTCACCTCGGTGGCGATGAACCGGCCGCGCGCCTCGTTGTGCACGGCCTCGTCGGCCGCGCGCGCAATGCTCTGCGGGTCGGTCAGGTCGCCATACTGCTCGAGCATGCGCTGATCGGTCAGCACGCTGATCACGTTGCGCGGATCCTCGGCAGCGAGCACGGCGCGCACCAGGCCGTCGCCCGACTCGAAGCCGAAGCGGTCCGCCACGATATCGGGGTTCAGGCCGTCTTCGGCCAGCATGCCGTACTGACCGTAGCCCAGCGCGGTCCAGTCGGGCGCGTTCTCAGTGTTCGCGTAGAGGTCCTTCAGTGCAGCGATCGACAGCTTCGTCGGCCCACCGGCGGGCTCGCCGGTCACCGGATCGATGCCGCGCTTCATGAACGTGCGAGCCTGGTACACCGGTTCGGCCATCACCTCGGCCTCGACCTCGCGGCGTACCGCTTTGCGGCGCTCGGCCGCCTCGCGCTGCATCTGCGCGATCACCCGGCTGCGCGCGCCGGAGAGCCACCGCATATCCCGCAGGCTGCGCGCCTCGAGCTGCTGGACGGCATCCTGCGTCGCTTCCAGGCCCAGGGCCTGATACTGCGCCCACTCCTCGGTCGTCATGCCAGCCTGCTCGGCGGAGGTGAAGGCGGGACGGTAGTCGAGCAGCGCCTCGGTCTCCACGATTTGCTCGGTGGAGGCCAGCATGCGACTGAAGACGCCGCGCACCTCGTCGCTCAGCTGCACGTCCAGCGCGGTCAGGTTTCGATAGACCGCGAGCATCCAGGCGCGGAAACGCTGGAACAGCCCCGACAGCTCGGCCGTGGGCGCCTTCCCCTCGAAAAGGTAGGCCTCGAAGCCGCGCGCCAACTGCTCGTGGTAGGGGCGCTGGGCGTCGACGTCCATGCCGCGCCAAGTCGCCACATCCTGCACCCCGAACCAGTCCAGGAGCTTTTGCACGTCGTCGCGCACGGCCGCCGGCGCATCCGGGCGCGCGGCGATGTCCGTCAGCACTTCGAGATAGAAGTGGCCGGACTCGTGCAAGAAGGTCGACAGGTCCGCGTTCTGCAAGAGCGAGATGGTGCGCGTGTCGATGTTGTAGGCGCCGCGCGCGGTCTGCGCGCCCTGGTTGAAGTCGCGGCCGGCCGGGTCTATACTGGATTCCGGCGACGGAGTTTGCGCGTCGGATTCATAGTCCGAAAGTGTGCGGAGCGCGTCCCCCAATAGCCCGGCTTGCCGGGCTTTGGCTTTTTCGGCGCCGCCTTCAAGCGCGGACGTCAGCACGGTTTGAGCGTCAGCCGTGCTCGGAAACTTCCACAGAGACACGCCGCGCATATCGTTGCGCTTGCGGCTCACATCCTCGATGTACACCAGCACGCCGTCATCCACGGCCTTGGCATACGCCAGGCGCTGCGCGCCCTGCTGCGTGCGCAGGTCGCTGCGCATATCGTCGTAGGCCGTCACGATCTCGGGGATGCGTGCGACGTCGGCTGCGGTCACAGCGAGCTGGCCGCGGCGTCCTTCTGTCTCGGCGTTGCCGTGCTTGCCCTTGATGTGCTTGATCGCGGAGCGGTCGACCGAGTGCGAGTAGCCGGCCAGGTCGGGCAGGTCCTCGCCCAGGCGGCCCTGCAGGTCCGTCCAGAATACCGCCTGCGCGTCCTCCGCACCGTCCCACATCGCCGCGGCGTCGGCGCCATCGGTCGAGTGCTTCCAGCCGTTCGGGGGTTGCGCGGCGAGTGCCTGATCGAACTGTCCCACGCCCTGGGCGCGGATCTGCACCGGGTACTGCTGAAACATCTGCTCCGGCGTCATACCGAGGCGCGCAGCCTGCACCGCGTAGAAGTTGGCCATCAGGTCCGCATAGGCGCGGTTCACGTCCGACGTGAACCGGTCGGCCTGATTCAGCTGCGCCAGCACGTTCTCGTGCACAGCGTCGCGCGACTGCTTGAAAGCCGCGTCGCCCTGTTGCTCCTCGACAACACGCTGCACCTCGGTGCGCAGCTGCTCGCCCTGGGTCTGCATGAACTCCCGCGCTTCGGCCTGGGTCATCCCCGCCGGGTCGGTCTTGAGCAGCGGCAACAGGGACTGCGACAGGTCGGTGCCCGCCACACGCGTGGCGTACTCGTCGAGCGGAATGCGCACGTCGCCGCCGATCGCCAGCGCTTCGGCGTACTGCACGGCGACAGCGGGCGACACCTGCGACAGCGCCGCGATATCGACGCCTGACTGCGCCAGGTCTTCGGCGCGGATGTAGACGTCCTGCAGAGGGCCGTCTTCCATGGCCTGGCGCACGATCTCCTGGAAATCGTCGGGCGCGCGCTCGCGCAGCTTGCTGGCCGCGGCCGCCACATCGATCTCAGCCAGCGCCTGGCCGTCACGCTCGGCCTGCTCGGCCTGGACGGTGCGGCCCGCGATGCGGTTGGCAGCGATATCCGCGGCGCGCGCCGTCGTCACCGCGCCGCCCGAGGCCACGATCGTGGCGACGAGGGTTTGCACCGCGGCGTCGGGTCGCGCGGCGAGGTATTCGGAGAACGGCTTTTCCGGGTTGAGCACCGCCCACTCGTTCAGGTCCTGCAGCGCGGTGGCCACCTGCTCGCCCGGGATCTCGGCGGCGAGCTGGCGCATGATCATTTGTCGGAACGGCGCACCGACGCGCAGGTCGCCCAGGAAGCGGCCCACCGGGATCATCTCAGTGGCGTATTCGATGGCGGCCTGCGAGCCGGCGAAGGCCAGCGCATTGTAGGGGTCGATACCCTGGTCGCGCGCCTGGCCGTAGGCCTGGCCGCCGGTCACGCCGGCGAGCGTCCCCAGCGCGAGCTGCGGCTGCCCCGTCGCGACGGCGGCGGGGATCGCCAGCCCCATCTGCCCGAGCGACTGCAGGCCGCTGTAGTAGCCGGCCTCGATGTTGCCCTCGGCGCGCGGCATGAGCTCCTTTACCAGGTTTTCCTGCTCGCTGCGCATGCCGGCCATGCCCTGCGCGGCGCGCGTGAACGGGTTTTCCGGTAGCACTCGGCCCGCCAAGGGTTGCGCGAGCGGCGCCAGCGCCTCGGCGGCGGCCTGCCCGATGCCCCACATGCTGGCGTTGAACTGGGGCACAGCAGAGATCAGCGCCTTGCCGGAGTTGCCGAGAAAGCGGGCGCCGCGCTCCACGAGGCCCAGATTGTCGACGTCGTCGTGCGCGATGCGCGCATTCTCCAGGCCGCTCAGGTAGTTGGCGGTCGTCGGAAAATCGCGCGCCAGCCGTTCAAAATCGTAGCTCTGCACGGCCGCGGCGCGCTTCACCTCGTCGGGGTGCGCGCGCACCGAGTCCACCGGCACGCCCGTGCGCTGCGCGACGCGGCGCAGCTCGGCCTCGAGATCCGGATTGCTGCCCAGGGCCGTCGCGACCGACACACGCGCAGACGCTGCAGGATCGGGCGGGGTCGGCTCCGGATTGTTCAGATAGGCCGCGACTGCGGCGGCGGTGTCGAAGGTTTCCGAGGCCATTATTGGGTCACTACTCCGGTGCGGCGCTGGCGGTCCAGCGAGGCGTTCAGCTTCCAGTACGCGCCGAGCAGATCGCTGTCGGTGGGGTCGTCGATCCCGGCGCGCTTGAAGTCCAGTTTCAATGCTTTCTTGACGTCGCTGGGGATGTCGCCGGCCTTCATCATGAGCATGCGGCCACTGCTATCGCTGAAGAAGCCGCGGAACGTCGTCGACTTCGCGAACAAGCCATCGATGAACGTCTCGGTTTCGGCGTCGGTCATTTGCTTGCCCAGCACCTGCTGCTGGGCGAGGATTTCGCCGTTGACGAAGCGGCGGATCTGGCCCACGCGCGCGGCGTCGGCCGAGCCATCCTTTGGCGTCGGGTCGATCCGCAGCGTGGACAGTCGGCTGTTGAGGGTCGAGTTGATGGCCGCCGTGTTGAGCTCCTGCACCTTGTCAATCGCTTTGCCCTGCGCGGCGCCGCGCTGGTTGCTGAAGGTCTTGAAATCCGATTCCGACAGCTCGCCGCGCAGCATGAAAAACTCGTTGTCCGACAGGCTGCGCAGGTAGCCCGGGTCGCTGGCGAGCTTCTGGTACAGCGCCTCGTTCGTTCGGTCTTCGCCCTTCGCGATCTTGCCGGCGAAATCGATCACCTTGGCCGTCTCCTCGGCCGGGATGGTCGCGCGCACCGACAGCGGCAAGTCGGCGTAGCGCCCGCCGTTGGCCACGAGCTCCTGCATGGCGCGCGCGGTGGCCTCGTCGTTCTGCTGCTTGATCGCTTTCTGCGTCACCTCGAACTGCCGCGCAACCTCCTCGGTGGCGATGCGGATGCGCTCGGGGCTCTGGCCCTGCATGCCGTCGCGCACCTTGGTCTGCAGCTCCAGCAGCGTCGGTCGCGCCGGCGCGCCCTGCCCGGCCCCGTACTTGTCCATCACGCCGCGCACGTAGGGGATCGTCTCCTGCGGCTTGGGCAGATAGTTCATCCAGTTGGCCATGTCGTTGGCGGCCTTCGCCTTGGACAGCGCGCTATCGACGTTGCCCGGGCCAGCGTTGTACGCGGCCAGGGCCTGGGTCAGGTTGCCGCCGTAGTTGCGCAGCATCGCCTGCAGGTAGTCGCGGCCCACGCGGGCGCGCTCCTCGAGGCTATCGTCCTTGGCGGGCGTTACGCCGTAGCCCGGATCGCGGTTGGTTGCGTCCATCACCTGCATGCGGCCCTTGGCGCCGGCGGGGGACGTGATCACGTTGCCCTGATCATCGACGTCACGGTTGCGGCTCTCGGCCTGGGCCACGGCCTGCACGAGGCCGGGCGGCAGCGCCGCGCCGCCGTCAGTCGCCAGGTTCACGAGGCGGTCGGCGGGCGTCGGCATGAGCCGCGGCATAGCGCCGTTGATCACCGTGGCGGCAGCCGCGCGCCCGAGCTGGCCGTCGGCCTCTTTGGTGATGAGGCCGTTCACGCGCAGCATGTCGTCAGCGTCCATCTGGCTGGCGTACTTCTTCATGTAGCCGGCCGCATAGACAGGGTTGTTGTTCTGCAGCGCCGCCGACAGCGCGGTCACATGCGCGCTGCTGGTAGCCTTGCGCGCGTTGGCTTCGATCTGCGCCGCGGACAGCCCTTTTTGGCGGCCGAGGTCGTAGGTCGCGGCCTGGATCGATCGGACGGCCGAGTCCACCCGGCTCGGGTCGTTGTAGTAGACGCCGATCTCGTTGATGCTGTTGGCGATCGTGCCCTCGCGCACCGACACGGCGTAGTTCTGGAACTGCTCGCCCTCGTAGCGTGTGGCCTGTTCGCGAAACTGCAGGCTGATGCCGGCGGCCTGCTGGCGGAACAGCAACCGCTGTGCGTCATTGCCGAGCGATTCCGAGATCCCGGCCATGCGCTTGTTCAGCATCTCGTCGTATTCCTGGGCGAGCGGCTGCCCGCTCTGCCGCTCGAGCGCCGCCAAGCCCTTCACGTTGGTGTAGCCACCATCCTTGCCAAACGTGAGATTCCAGGCCGCCTCTTTGGCCTGGTTCACCGCGTCATCGACACGGAGCCGGTTAGCCTGTTCCGCCATGTCAGCAGCGACATCGGTTAAAGAAACGGAAGACGAGAGCATTGCTTTGCCAAGCTGCTGTTGCTGCTCGGCGGCGATAGACGCAGCATTTCGTTCTGGACCCGGGCTCTGCCGTACGGCGGGCAGACTCGTGGAGGCGACGCTCGGACCGGTGACGGTGGGGACGCGCGGCATTGTCGGTCTTCCTTAGGTGGTGCGGGAGTAGCGGTACCAGCTGCCCGCCACCTGGCCGGCGTTACCGAGCAGCGACGAGCCGGCGGCCAGTAGCGGGTTGATGGCGCTCGCGCCGGCCGAGAGCTGGTTGGAGCTGTCAGCGTAGCCCTGCGCCTGGTTGCGGTAGCCCCACGCCGTCCGCGCAGCGTTCGCGCGCACGGTGTTGGCGTCGACCTCGCGCGCCCAGTCAGTGGACGTGAGGATGTCGGCGGCGCTGCCCTCGTCGAGCGCAACACCGTTTGCGGCCAGCGCGGCGCGCTGCGTGCCTTTGGTCTGCGCGTACTTCAGCCGCAGGCGCTGCTCTTCTTCCTGCCCTTGCTGGATCGCATCGGCGGCTTGCCAGCCGGCCACCATCTGGTTGTTCGCCGCGACTGCGGCCTGATACTCCAGGCTCTTGGCCTGCGCCTTCGCGCTGTTCGAGGCGTTCACGGCCTGAAAGCCAGCGCTCGCCATCATCATGTACGGGGCCGCAACGGTGCACATGGTCAGACCTTTTTGGTAAAGCGGAAGAACGGCACGCCGTCGGGGCCGTAGGGAATCGGCGCATCAGTGCGCACCTCGAAGCCCAGTCGCCGCAGCCACGCGATACTCACGACGTTGCGGGCGTCCACGTAATTGACCAGCTCGGGGTAGGTCTGATGCATAAACGCAACATATCGGCGCGCAGTGCGAGTAAGGGCACCCGGCCTCCGAAACATCAGAGTGGAGCCCAAAAGCCAGGGGCTCCCGACGTTGCCTGTAAGCAACGTTCCGAGGGGCGCCACGCCGCCCACCATCGCGATATTGCCGTCAATGTGCGCGGTCCACGCGGCGCTCGAGCGCACGATCGAGGACCGCACCGCCTCGGCGTAGCAGGCGCCCCGCCCCTGCGCCGCGTCGATCTCAGCCCTATCCGCCGGCCGCATGACCGGCGCGAGCTCGAAGGCGTCTGCCGGGCGCGCGGCCCTGATCAGGATCTCAGCCACCGATCGCGGCCTCGATGGTCATCGACACGAGGGTGACGGGCAGCGGGTCGTCCTGGCGCACATAGACGGCACCGTCCGAGTCCCACCGCGCGGGCGTCACGATCTCGCGCTCGCCGGAAACCGGCGCGGGCGGCGTGCCGTAGGGCTCCGTGGTGCGCTGCTTCAGCTCTACCAGCTTCTCGAAGCTCGGGCCCACGTTCACGCCGCTCGACTGGTTCAACCGCAGCCAGACCTTGTTGACGTTCTTCACGCGGCCCTGGCCGGCGGCCTCGGCCTCAAACGCCATGGGCAGCGTCACAACGTCGCCCGTGATCCCCAGGCCGATGTGCACTTTGCGCGCGGGCTGCTCGATCGTGACGGACCCGCCCGTCACCACCTTCGGCGGCATGACGGCCCCGTCGGCCAGGATACTGACTGTCTCACCTTCCAGGTGGTCCAGGTTGCTGAAGGTGCCGAGGGGCGTGTCGCCCTCGTAGCTCAGGCCGGCGTCCACGAAAAAGGCGTCGGCCAGGGTCGGCACCTGGCGCGTGTGCAGCCGTTCCACATAGCGCACGGTGGCGCCGTTGATCGTGCGGCGCACGATCGTGTAGAGCGCGTCCTCTTCGCCCTCCGAGACGCAGCACACGGATTCAAACGCGCCGTGGAGCGTGTCGTGGCGGTGCCAGCCCTGCACCTGCTGCTCCGGGACATAGGTCAGCCCCAGCAGTTCGCCGGTGGACGACACGCACCACAGGATGGGGTACGGCGCCCGCGAGAATGCCATATCGACGATGCGCCGATAGTCGAAGAGGTGGGGCGACAGGATCGACACATCGGCGGTGATATAGCCGTTGGCCTGCCAGTTGTAGGACATTTCGCGGACGTGGCCGCCGCGCGCCGCGGCGTAGAGCAGGTTGTTGTTCACCACCGCGGGCTGCACGTTGTTCGAACCCACGTAGGACTGCGGCCGCGGCGACGCCGTCGACGGGGTCAGCACATCGGAGTTCGCCGGCGAGATGCGCCATTCGGCGCTGGCGGTCAGCATCGACAGGTTGGCCAGCGGCACCAGGTGGCGGATCGTGTTCACCTCGCGCGCGGCAATGCGGAACGAAATGCTGTCGTCGTCGCGCGTGGGGATCGACGAGGCGAGGTTCGACTCGGTGCCCGAGCGCGTGGCCCAGACGTTTTGCGGCTTGTTGCGCGTGCCGCCGAACCATCGGCGCTGCTCGTAGTAGGAGACGGCCGCCGGGTAGTTCCCTTCGCCGTTGAAGGGGTCGGCCAGCGTGGGCGGCGTCTGCGAGATGTCCGCGCCGATGTTGTCGTCCCGGAAACTCAGATCGGAGCCGGCCTGCCCGATGTAGCCCCACAGGCCGTTGCTCTTTTTGTAGACGTTGTAGCGGGTCGCGCCCGTCACGGCCGGCCACGTGATCGTGTTGTAGGCGCCGGCGTTCGACAGGTCGTTGCTCGCGGCGTTGGATTGCGGGGACAGCAGCGATTCCTCGAGCGTGTCCACCGCAAGCGACGTCACGGCGTAGTAGTTCGTCGTCGGGGTGCCGCCGGTTCCCGTGGCCGTGGCCGTCACCGAGGCCGGCGGGTTGATTCCGGGCACGAACGAGATCGGGGTCAGCGTCCAGTTTAGGGCGCCCAGGCGCCGCAGCTCGCGCGGCGCGTAGCCGGGGTGCACCAGCGTGAGGACGTCGGCCGACTGCACATAGTGGATGTCGAACAGGTCGGCCTCGAGGTACGGCGTCACGACCTCATAGGGGACGTCGGAGCCGTCCACGAGCGTGGCGCCCTGCGTGTGGAAGCGCACGTAGGTGTTGCCGACTTCGAGGGCGAAGGTCTGCTCGGTGTTGAACGAAAACGGGATCAGGCGCGAGGCCTTGCTACCGTCCTTCGTTGCGCGCACGAATTGCGTGCCGGCGCGGTTCTGCGCCGGCCCGTGCGGCAGGGTCACGAAGTTGCGGCACGTGGCCAGGCCGGTCTGGTACTGCGGCAGGTCGACGCGGCCGAACAGCTCGGGGCTGATCTCGCCGCGGGCGAAGGAGCGCGAGAGGGTCCGTACTTGCGCCATATCACCCCCGGAGCCACGCGGGCATCGATCGGACGTGACGCTCCACGCGGCGCTGGTTGCTGTCGGACAGCGTGGCGGCCGCCACAAGGCGGGTATACGCCTGCAGCTGGGCCTGCGCCACGTTCACCCCCTCGGTGCCCTTCACCACCGGGCCGGCCAGGTAAGAAGCGAGAAGGCGCGACAGCGCATCCACGAACATGGGCGAGTACCGCGTCGTGTCGGTCACGCGGCGCGTGTAACGCAGTACCGCGTTCTCCTGGTCCGTGTAGAGCAGGCGCTGATTGTTTTCGTCCGTCTCGATCACGAAATCCCGGGGGATCTCAACCGAGCCGAGCGGCATGCGGCCGCCATAGCTATAGCCCGGCTCCTGCGGCAGCGTTTCGGTGTAGTCGCTGGGCGCGTCGGGCGGCAACACGGCGATCGCCTTGATGAAGTCCGTGGGCAGCGCGTAGCAGTACCGCCACGACGACCACGGCATTTCCAGCTGGGCCAGCACCGCGCGCCGCGTGGCGAAATTCCACTCGTGCGCCTCGATCGCGGTGTCACGCGCGATCGGATAGAAGCGCTGGCAGTGCTCGGCCTGCGCGCTGCCCTCGGGCGGGCTGATGCTCGTTACCGTGGCCTCGTCGCCCAGGTGGCCGAGCGCCAGGTTGCAAATGTCGACTTCGGACGCCATGGCGTGCTCCAAACAAAGAATGGGGGCACGCGGCCCCCATTCGTTACACCGAAGGCCCTACGGCTTAGGCCAGGGCGTCGTCGGACTGGCGGCCGCGGCGGTTACTGCCGCCACGGTTGCCGCTGTCGTCGGACTTCTCGACCGGCTCGAACCAGCTGCCCTTGGCGCCGTCCTCGACCTCGAAGACATCGCCCTCTTCGCGCAGCTGGTGCTGCCCGTTCTTGCCGCCATAGCCCTGCTTCGTTGCACGTACCAGCATGGTGGTCTCCTTATTGAACGGTGAAGCCGGACGCATACGGCACGTTGGCCTGCACGTCCTTGACCAGGAAGGCGTCGGCCGTACCCGCCGTGGTGGCGGCGCCGGCGACGCGGTACACCACGCGCAGGTAGCGCTCCAGCCCAATGGGCAGACGCTGCTTCACGATTTCCGTATTGGCGCCCAGCGCGGCCGGGGCCAGGGCGCCGGTCAGCGGGAACTCACGCGGCGACGCGAAGCCCACGTTATCGTCGGTCTGCAGCACGGCTTGCACCGTGGCGCCGGCGCCGACGACAGCGGCCACCGTCTTCACGACGATGTACATCTCTTCGCCGATGCCGACGTCGGCGGCCGCGCCGGTGTCGTAGACGTTGGTCGACACGACGTCACCGGCGGCCGAGACGATCGACTGCGCCAGCGACAGTTGTTCTTGCTTGTCGAGGATCATGGTGTGATCTCCTAGGTTCTGATGGCGCTTAGACGACGCGCGATTCGGTCAGCAGGAGCTGATCGACCGTGCGCACCGGCACGCTCAGGAAGCGCGTGGTGCCGTTGCCCAGATGGCCGGGCACGACCTGGCCGAACTGGTTGACGGCCACGTCGATCGTGACGGCGTTCTGCGACTTGTCCAGGGCGGCTTTCGACAGCTGGCCCTTGACGGTGCGGTTGGCGTAGAACGCGGCCTTGCCCATGCCCATCATCGGGATCCGGTTCATCGCGTCGATCATGAGCTTCATCAGCGCGGTGGCCGCGGTGGGCGCCTGGGTGCCGGTCTGGCCGATCAGGTCGGACACATCGATGTTGGCGATGCGCACGACATAGCGCCAGTCGCGCACGGTCAAGCCGCACTTCCACTTCCAGAGATCCGCGTAGGCGCGGAAACGCGCCGGCGGCGACTGGTCGTCGAAGGCGTCGATCTCGCCCAGGTCCTGGTGATTCAGGCCGGCCTGCGAGCCCTTCGGGTAGATGCCGGAGGCGGTGTTTTCACCCCAGAGCACCAGATACACCGAGGTGTTGTCGCTGCCCGTGCCGCCGGCGTCGATGATGTTCACGCCGTTGGCGGCGGCCTTCGACGAATAGCGCGGCGCCAGGCCCATGAATCGCTCGGGATTCACGCTGGTGTCGCCGTAGAACAGCGCCTGGCACAGGGCCTGGTTCATGCCTTCGATCTCGGCCTGTGCTTCGGACAGGCGGAACGAGGCGGTATTGCCGTTCAGGTCGGCCAGATCGACGTCGACCTCGTTGCGAGCCTCGAGCATGCCGCAGGCATCGTCGACCTGGGCGCGCTTCGACTTGGTCGGCTGCACGCCCTGGTAGAGCTTGCGCCACGTCGGGGCGGGCAGACCGGTGCGCACGGTCGTGCGGTGGCCGGTGGGCAGGTTGCCCTCGATCCAGGTCATGTCCTGCAGGACTTCGTTGGACTGATTCAGCAGCTCGATCACGGCGGCGGTGGAGCCGTCCGGATCGATGGACTTGGCGAAGTCGGTGAGGGTGACAGCGCCGCCGTTGGTCGGGAGGGTAGCCATGGAGTGGGCTCCTTATTTGGGGTTGCCGTAGAGTTTCTGGGCCAGTCCCTGCTGAGGCGCATGCGCGGTCGAATTGCCAGGGACGAAGGAATCGCTACTGATCTTCTTGCCGATCCGGTGCAGCAGCCGGATCATTTCGGGGTGGTTGCCCACGCCGGTGTCCTTCAGCAGGGTGTTGAGTTCCGGGGTGCCGAATTCAGCAAGGGCTTTCTTGGCCACACCGAGGTTGGCCTCGAAGGCGTCGCCACCCAGCTCGCTATCGCCGCGGGTCTGATCGGCCCACTGCGCGCGCATCTGGTTGAAGAATTCCGCCTGCTGGTTCTGCAGCTTCTGCATGAGCTTGGGGCCGAGGTCGGCCACGCGCTGCGCGTCGGACTGCGAGAGATTCAGCTCCTTCGCCAGCGTCTTCAGGTCGCCCACAAGCTCACCATCGAGCTGGACGCCTTCCGGCGCGACAAAGTCCTCGTACTGCTCCGGGGCGCCGGTCGCCTTGCCGGCGTCGTCGGACTTATCGTCCGGCTTGGCCGCGTTGGGATCGGTCGCGGTGGTGCCGTCCTGGCCTTCGGGGGTACCGTCGGCCGGGGCGTCGCCGCCTTCCGGTTTTGCCTGCTGTTGCTGCTCAGTTGCGGGCGCAGCGGTGGTCGTGCTCGTATCGAGCAGGGCCGACGTATCGCCCGCAGGTTGTTGCGTGCCGGGATCAGTTGGCGTGTTACCGGTCGTCGCTTGGCTTTCGGTCGTCATTCGTGCGGTGCTCCGTGAGCATTTCGGCGTACCGTTCCGGGCAGGTTCCGAGCACGAGGGACATCAGCTGCAGCCCCCCATTCCGGTTGCCCTCCTTGAACGCCATTTCCATGGCGTTGGTGGAAAACACCGAACGGAACACCCCGGCCTGCTCGAGAAGACGCCACACAATGCGACGGCCTCGACGGTTCGCCATGAGCCATTTCAGGTCGTCCGACTCAATCAGCAGCTCCTGGCGCTGCTTGTCGCGTCGCGCCTGGCGGCCGTGTTCGACGGCCGACGGATTGTGAGGGTCATACGCTGGTTGGCTCATGCACCGGTATTCTGGGAATGCCGCGCCGGGGTAAGGGCACCCTATTGGCCGTAGAGGGCCTTCGCGGGGTCAGGCCGCTGTCCACCATCGAGCGCCATGTCGGTGATCTGCAGCGAAACGTTGTTGTCGCTGCCCTCCTGCGTCTCGTACTGACCCGTGGTCGTGACCTTGACGCGCGCCATGAGGACCAGCTCCGTGCCGACCTGCGGCAGCGTGCTGATACCGAGCTTTTCGAGCGTCTTGTCGTCGAGCTGCAGGCACAGGCCGTAGGGGTAGCGCGGGGCGTCGCCGGCGTCGCAGCAGATGGCGTCGTGGTCTTCGCGCTCCTCGCGCGGCAGCTGCATGTTGATGAGGTTCATGGCGTGCCCTATGCGGTTGCCTGCGGGATGGAATAGCCCTGGAATTGGTTGATGAGATCCGAGGCGACGTTGCCGCCACCGGTCTCGATGCTGCCGGCGCGCTGGGCGGCCGTGGCCATCTGCTCCGCCATCGCCGCCTGCTGGGCGGCCTGCTGCTGCTGGGCGCGCTGCTGGCGCACGAGCACGGCCTGATCCAGCGGCACGATGAGGCGCGGATCCACGCCGAGCTGGTCCGCGTAGCCGTCGACCAGCGCGTCGGCGTTGAGCCGGTCCAGCACGTCGGGCTTGACGGCGGCCACCTGGCCGAGCGTCATCACGAATCGATCGGTGCTGTTCACGCCGATCGCGCGCTGCGCCTGCGCCAGCATGCTCACGAACTCGACGTTCAGGTCGACGCCCTCGAGCTCGGGCGGCGGCGGCGGCAGCGCGCCGGCGGCGGCCAGGCGCTGGAACGTCATCTCGACCATGGGATCGAGCATCTCGTTGTGCAGCCGCTGCAGCACGGGGCCGAGCATGAGCAGCTTTTCCTCGTGGCGCTCGGCCACCTCGGTAGCCGTCATGCGCACGTCAACGTTCGAGAGCATCAGGAACAGGTCGGCGTAGAAGCTCGAGCGCAGCAGCGCGCGCGTGTCTTCGATGTTGGCCTGCATGCCGCCCAGGTCGAGCTGCACCTGCCACATCGAGCGCACGCCGGCCGACTGGCCCGCCGTGTCCACGTAGGTAAGGCCGCCGGGCAGCATGCCCACCTCGGCGTTCTTGAGGTTCGTCGGCACCTGCAGCGGCGGGCGCGTGGTGTAGTCCAGGCCTTCGGCCAGGCGCAGCTGGCGGTGCTGCAGGCCCTTGACCTGGCCCAGCGCGATCCCGCCCGGGCCCACGCCGTAGACGTCGCCGCCCCAGACCTGCCAGCGCGGCGCAAGCACGGGGAACTCCCGGAAGCCAGAGCGGCGCAGATACTTTTCGGGCGTGCGGCCGTGCTCGAAGTAGACCGACGAAAACTCCATGTTCCGCGCGTCGCGCAGCTTCGGGTCGCGGTCGACGTTGGGCTCGACGCACTGCACGACCGTCACCCAGCTGTCGAGCGTGCCCGAGTGGTAGAGCGATTGCACGGTGGCGCTGCAATTCTCGATACCGAAGTGCTTGACCAGCTGCGCGACCGTCATGTCGAACTTGCGATACATCGTGTCGACGACGCCGCGGTCATTGGTCGCAAGGCAGAATTCGCCAATCGGCAGCGGCGAATGGTGGATCACATCGTTGAAGTCGTCGAGCACCATGCTGGCCGTCGTGCCGTACACGCCCAGGTCCTGGTACATGCTCTGCAGGCTGTTGTAGGTGTTCGAGCGCGCGAACACATCGAGCATCAGCCGCGTGACGTCCGACAGCCACACCTTGACGCTGTGGTACTGCATCAGCGCGGGATCGGGCGTGGCGAGGCGGAACCACGGCCGCGCCGGGCTCGTCATGCCCGCCATGAGGCCGGCCGACAGCGTGTTGGCCGACAGGGTGCCCGTGGGGTCGTAGATGTTGTTGAACCGCCGCGTGCCGCGATTGCGGTCCTGCACGAAGAACCGGCCGCTGTACGGCAGGATGAAGTCTGTGAGCTCGCGCCAGAAGCCGATCCAGCTGGCGCGCTCGGTCTCGAGCTGCGAGTTGCGCAGCTCGTACTTGTCGCGGGTGGTCTTGGCCGCCATTGTCAGAGCCCCAGTAGCGATTGCTTCGCCAGGTCAAGCTGCGACGGATCCACGCCTTGCGTGGGGTCGCCCGTGAGCAGCGTATTGGCCGAGCTCGCGCCGCCCGCCCCTGCCTCGGCGCCAGCGCCGCGCGTCGCCGTGCGCTGCGCCTGCTTCGGCGCGCCATTCGGGCCGTAGCGCTGGGCGTCCATGGCCTGCTTGTAGCGGTCGGGGTTGTCGGTCTTCCACTTCTCGATGGCGGCCTCACGCTCCTCGCGGCGCTGCTTGTAGCTGCCCCCGAAGGCGCCGTAGATCGTCTCGGCATCGAGCTTGGGCAGCGCGTTGACCTCGGCGGCCGTCATGCCGGCGGCGCCAGAGGTCCAGTACGTGGGGCCGGTCTGGCCGGGCGCGGTGGCAGTGCACATGCGTCAGCCCCCCAGCAGCGTGTTGCGGTTCAGGTTCAGGCCGGACGGATCGATGCCGCCCGGGCCCGTGAGCAGCGTGCTGCCCGTCGTGGCGCCGGGGCCCACATCGATGCGCGTGCCGCTGTTCTCCTTGCGCAGCGCGTCGGTGTCCACCTCGCGCTCGCCCTGCTTGACGTCCTGCATCTGCGGCGCGGTGGGCATGATGTCGGGCGTGCTGGGAGCCATGGCAGACGCGGCAATGGCGCCGCCAGCAATGGCTGCTACACCCCACGCAATGCTGGCTGGTTCGCACATGGTCACGTCCTTCGGTTCAATGATGCGTAGGGATCGTAGGCGGCGGCCTTGCGGGTATGGGCACCCGGGATGTCCTCGACGCGGGGCGTGTCGCGCAGCGCCAGGATGTAGGCCGAGGCCCAGTCGGGCGAGCGGCCGATCCGTTTGATGATGTCCTCGCGGCTCTCGACGTAGACCGTGCGGCCCTGCAGGCGCCAGGTGGGCGCGCACAGGTCGACGAGCAGCTGCCGATCGGGCGGCAGCGCGATGCCCGTGTCGGACGCCGGATCGAGCGCCTCGCGCATCCGCCACCAGTCCTCGCTGCGCTGGTTGGCGAAGGTGAGCCGGCCCGACCGGTCCATGCCAATGGCGGATTCGGCGCCGTTCACGCCGATCACGTGCTGGCCGGCCTGCTTCAGGAAGTCGTAGGGACTCGCGCCCACGCCCACCACATCGATGTGGATGGGCGACTTGTCGCGCACCGCGGCGATGGTGACGCCGGCCACGGTCGGCCCGTCGGGCGTGGCCTTGCCCTCGTAGGCCAGGGCCTCGTCGAACCACCAGCCGTGCCGGCGCGCGATGATCGTGTTGTCGCGCCCGCCGCGCGCCACGTCCACGCCCACGCTGTCCATGCGCGGCTTGTTGTGCTTGACGGACCAGCGCGCCTGCGCGGCCTCAACCCAGGCCGTGGGGACGACCTGCATTGCGTCGTCCTCCATGCCGGCCTGGAAGTCGCCGTAGAGCATTTGCGAGCGCAGCGGCTCGGGGAGTGATTGAAGGGTTGCCATGTATCCGGTCCCCATGAGGTAGGGGTTGTCGCTCACGCGCGACGGGATGAAGGTGCGCGACAGGGGCGTGATCGTGTCGCCGCCGTGCACGAACGGCGTGCCGTCCGGCCGCTCCACGTCTTTGCCGTCCACGGTCGCGAACCAGCGCAGCTCACCCGGCTGCGCGGGGTTCGGGTGCTTGGGGTCGAGCCAGGGCGCGAAGAAGTCGACGATCCACCGCCCCTCGGCATTGGTCGGCGGGTTGAACGTCAGCAGGGCCTGGCAGCGTTGCGTGGGGTCCACAGACCGCAGCCAGCCCAGGAGCGCGCGCACCTGGCTTTCCAGGAAGTTGGCGGCCTCGTCGAACACGAGGAGGTCGTGCGGCCGGCCCTGGTACTTGTTCCAGTCATCGGGGTTCGGCGTCGAGCCGAACTCGATCTGTTGACGCGGCAGGCGCCAAATGCGCTCGGCGCCGTTGTAGCCGTCTCGCCCGCCCAGGAGCTCCGTGAAGCGATCCACGATGCCGGTGAGCTGCGTGGCCTCGCGGCGCAGGATCAGCGCCTTCTGGTGCTGCGTGAGCGTCTTGCCGCACGCGAGGTCGGTCTTGCCGCCGCCGGCCGCGCCGCCGTAGCCGATGATCGTGGCCTGCGAGTCGTAGGCCATCATCTGCGGCCCGGGTAGCGGGCGCCAGACGCTCTTGTCGAGCGCGAGCAGGGCCTCAACCTCAGCGCGCTCTGCCGGGGTCAGGTACGGCAGGACGGCCAGGATATCCGCAGCGGTGGGCGTGGCCAGCACGACGTCACACCAGGTCGGCGCCGGGCTCGCTGTCCTGCGCTTCCTGCGCCGCGCGCCGCGCCTGCGCAGTGGCCACGAGTGCGGCCAGCTTGCCAGCGACTTGCGAATCGCTCATCTGGACCGGCCCGCCGTTGGCGCCGGTGAGCTCCATGGCGGTCTTCTCGCGATACTTGGGGTCGTGCGCCTTCAGCAGGAAGATCAGCAGCGTGTCGCTGTACTTGCGAACCGCGCCGCACTCGGCGCCCAGGTAGAACACCGGCTCTTCCACGCCATCCTGCGCGCGGCGCCGGGCCTCGTCCTCGAGCCCCAGCGTGGCAACACGCATCGCGGTGTCCCACGCTT